GCACGATGACCTGGCGGCAAACGGGCCTTACGCTTTGGTCACAATCGACACGACTCAGACACCGCCAGTCGTCACTGGCGTCACCGAGTACACGCCAGTCGATCCCGGCAGTTTCCTGGCGACCGCAATCCGAACCACGTGAAAGCGCGTACCTCCCGCTAGACGTCTCGCCTCTGCTGTGCTAGCGGGGCCTAAAGGATGATTCTCAGTCACCTGATCATCCCCGGCAATAAGCAGTGGCAGCTCATGATGCGTTCCGGCCCTGCCCCTCGTTCTCAGTGCGAGGGGTGGGGTTTTAATCTATGTAAGCATGCATTGCGTTTTATCCGCCAGGAAACGTAGGTAAGCTAGGTGTGGCTGGAAGAGGCAGACCATTTGAGAAAGGGAACTCGGGAGGCCCAGGAAGACCAAAAGGAATCACCTTCAGAGGGATTCTCCGTGGTTATCTTGAACAGCCTGATTTGCCTCCTGACCCCAAATCGCGATATCAATTCGCCGCTGAGAAGCTTTGGGAACGAGCGAGAGATGATGTTGAGTTTCTGCTGGAGTCGATGAAGTTCCTGGAAGGACCAAGCCCAAGAGATTCCGAAAGCCCGAAAAAAGAGGATGGTAAAACGATCAAAGAACGGATTGACGAGCACAAGTCGAAGAAGGCGGCTCGCAAGACGCGACGAATTGGCGGACCTGATGAGGGCGGTTTATCGAGTCAAGGTGCCACGGAAGAAAGTATGTCATGACCATCACTCGCCAATGGATTTCCTGGAAGCTTGGATTTATGACCCGCCTGATATCTCTCTGGTACTTGGGCCAAGAGGAGGCGGGAAATCCTATCTCGCGGCCGGCGCTACGCACATCGATTCAGTCTGCGAACAAATCGACACGATGGTTCTTGGCGGAAGTGAAAGCCAAAGCGCCCAAATCTACAACGCCTTGAAAGAGTTCCGCGATCCTCCTGGCGTGCAACAAGATGTCATCGCTCAATTCAACAGCGACCGAGCCATCTACCATAACGGTTCCACGGTGACTTATATTCCCGCCAGCGATAAGAGCGTGAGAGGTCCGCACGTGGCACGGTTGCGACTGGATGAGGTTGATGAAATCGATCCAGATATCCGCGAATCGGCGATGGGCATGTGCATGGCGATGCGAGGTATCGCTCCATCCGTGTCGATGACCTCCACTTACCACCGCGTCAACGGCCCGATGAAAGACCTCCTGGAAAGGGGCGAAAACGGTGACTTCCCAGTGTTCCGATTCTGCATCTTTGAAGTCCTTGAAAGATGTCCTGACGAGAGATCAGGCGCGAATCTTGAACGCTGTCCTGATTGTCCGATTGTCAAATGGTGCCATGCAGAGCGTGATTCTTATGGACAGGGAATTCCAAAAGCTAAGCGAAGTCTTGGGCATTACACCATCGACTCGCTGATCCAGAAAGTGAAAGCGGTCTCCACCCGCGTTTTCGAGAGCGACTATCTTTGCACTGGCCCGCGAGCCGATGGGATCTGGTTCACGCAATTCGATGAGGCGAGCAATGTCAGCACTTCAGCAGAGTTCGACTCGCGACTACCTGTTTACATCTCGATCGACTCAGGCGTCTGGACAGGTGCCGTGTTCCTCCAAGTTCGCGAACTTGCAAGTGGATACCACGTCACGGTCTTTGCTGACTATCTGGCGGAAGGGCTTACGGCAGAGCACGCTGGCCGAGAAATACTGGCAGTTGTGGGAGAGCGATGCGGAGCGGCTCAGCGTTTTGTCAGCACGGATTCAGCGGGGGGCGCTCGAAATCCTGTCGGGCCACCAGTCATTGCGGAGTACGAACGAATCGGCCTGCGTGGTCGGAGCGGGATTCAGCAGTGGCCTCGTTATTCAGGGAGTGTCGCATCCGGACTGGCAACGCTCGAAGCAGTCGTGGCATCTGCTGACGGATCTGTTAATCTCAAGATCCACCCACGATGCCGCAATTTGATCGCGGCGTTCAAAGGATACGCCAGGGCCAAACGTGCGAATCAGTGGATGGATTACCCGGAAGATCCGCAACATCCACATGAGGATCTGATTGACGCCCTACGAGGTCAACTAGCCCTGCTCATGCCTGAAGGGCGCAAGCCAGCGCCAAAACTCGGCAGGGTTCACGGAAGCAAATTGCTATGAGTTTCCTGCGTGTCGGCAACGAGACGATCAACCTTATGCTGGTCATTCGCACCTGGATCAACGACAACGGCGCGTTCTGCATTCAAATGGCCAATCAGTCCGTGCCATTGAAATATCACGGGGAAGTCGGCGAGCAACTCAGGCAGGCGTTCGACAAGATGGCGACACCGCTGGAACGGTTCCTTGGCTGATCTTGATCCTATCGAGCCTCTCTCGCCGTGGCCCTCGACCGAGGAAGTCAACGGCGAGACCACCGAACCGCTCGGCTTGCCAGCATCGGGCACACTCCGCGATGTGCTGGCCTGCCTGGCGAATGCCTGGCGACTCGTGCTGATCCTTCAGAACTATTCGGCTCACTTCACCAGCGATCACGCTCGGCAAATGGCATCTGATATCGACAGAGCCTTGAAGATCATTCACACCGAAGTGGACAAGACAGGGCAAAGCCAGAGCGATCAACCGGAAAGCGACCTTGTAGCAATCGTCAACCGCCTGCCGGTCGGAGGGCGAATCGTGCTGGAGAGGGGCCACTAATGCCTGATTCTCCCATCCCCGACGCCTCCCAAGCCGTGATCACTGGCCTCGAATCGGTCGAGCGGCTCTTAGTCCAGGCATTCGAGCAGCTCCACTCTCAGGAGCATTTTTGGGAGAAAGCCGAATATCCCAAGCTGGAGAAAGTCTGGGATGAGGCGAACCGCGATGCATGGAAACTGCATCATGTGATCCTGAAGCGGTTGTTCAAACTCGGGGCCACGCCAGATGGAGTGACTGAGGACGAAACCGAGGCGTTCCGCAAGGCGCTCGCGCTCTGGCAGAACATCCACGCCGCTTGCCAGACGGTCTACGATGCCGCCGATGAAGCCGATGATTATGTGACGATTGCCAAGCTTCAGGACGTGCAAACCGAGGTCGAATCCTGGATCGTCTATCTTCAGGCAAGACTCGATCAGATCACCAAGCTTTCGCCTTCTGAGTTCATGTCGGAGCAAATGTAGCCATGCCGTCGCCATTCACTCCCGCGCTATCTACGCCACAGGGAATGCCCGATCAGGGCCAGGCTTCGCCACCACAGCAACCTATCGGGCAGCCATCAGAAGCGCCTGCCAGTCCACCGCCAGTGCATCCCGATCTTCAGCGACCGCCGATTCCAGCAGGATCGCAAGCGGTGAGCGTGGATGAACTGAATCAACTTCGCCTGGCTCAACAGCGGCTGGCCGAAATCGAGGAACTGGCCCAGCAGCAAGAAATCGAGGAACAGCAAGCGCGGTATAACAAGCTGATGCACGAAGATCCCGCCAAGGCCCTTTCTGAGCAGCGAACATGGTGGGAGAACCGGGCCAACGAACTCGCGGCGCAGAAGCAAGACCTCGAGCAGCGGTGGCTGAGCGAGAAAACCGAGTTCGCCATTAGTTCTGCTCTGGCCGGCATTCCGATCCAGGGCGACACACCGGAAGAAAGAGCCGAAGCGGCGGCGGACCTGCGGGAACTGCTCCGCAAGGATTTCCACACCGTCCGTAACGGCCTTGGAGAGTTCGAAGTCCGTGAACGCGTTAGCGGCCGTCCCGCTAGCGAAGTGCTCCGTGAGCGGTTGAGCGGCAAGCGCTACGCTCGGTATTTTGCTCCCACCTCTCGCGGTGGCTCCGGGACTGACGGAACCCGCCCACTCGCGAACGTGCAACAGCCAGTGCAACTCAGTGAATTCCAGCAAAAGCAACTCGCTTACATGCAGGCCCGGCAGGACGCGAATGCTGGCCAGCCGTTCGGCTTGCGTGGTGCGATACCGCCTACTCGATAGCCCCTCCGTCGATTAAACGGGGCAGGAGTTTCTCATGGCACTTTATCAAAGTGGCCCACTCGATCAATACACCGCGCTCAACGCGGGTGTCATTCCTAACGATGTCTTCGGCGTAGCGATTAACTGGTTCGTCAACCGCACGCCGCTCATTTCTCGCTTGCCGAAACAGCCTGTCGGCAGCCCACAATTCCTGATCACGAACGACAACTATCGGCCTCGGTCCAACGTGATCTCCAATAGCGGCACCGTCGCGTCCAACGCCACAACGATCGTGATGAGCGATTCGTCCATGTTCGACATCGGCGACACGTTGCTGGTTGATTCCGAGTACATGCTCGTGACGGGCAACGTGCTCTCGACCAACACGCTCACCGTAACCAAGGGTTACGCCGGCACAACCAGCGTTTCACATGCTGATTCCTCGGTTGCGTACCTCATCACCAATACGCGAACAGGTGCGGAAGTCGATGTCACTTCGGTTTCTCGTATTCCTGTCGCCGTCACGCAATATTGTCAGACTGTGCAGCATGCCTACCAAGTCGGCGGCGCGCTGCAAGCTGATCTGAATTACACCGTTGGTTTCCCTTCGCCGCTGGACCGCGACCGCATGTTGGCCATGCAACACGTTATGGATGACTTCGAGAGCGCGATCTACTATGGCAAAGGAACGAGCACATTCGGCTCAACTGGCAGCCGTCCGGCCATGACGGGAATTCAAAGCCTGATCAAAACCAATACGACCAGCAGCCCCACGAACGCATCGGCTTACAAGCCTTCCGACCTGATTCGGGACACGATTCAGGCGGTGTTCACGGGCGGCGGCAACCCGACGACACTGATCGTCTCCACCGATTTTCTCACCGGCTTTGCGACGTGGGGCCATGCGGTCTTGCGGATGGAAGCGGGCGGCAACGTCTATGGCACGCCAATTGATGTATTCACCGCGCCTTTCCTGAATGAAATCTCGATCATTCCCGCGCCGCTTCTGAGGTCGGGAACGTGCATCTGCCTGTCTGATCCAGAGATTCGCATCCGGCTCAAGCGGCCGATGATCGACAAGCCGCGCGGAAGCCGGGGCGATGCGTACGAAGGGGATATTATCATGGAGGGGGCAGTTTCCCTAGAGAATGAAGCTCATCACGCTTGGGTCTCTGGCGTCACGGCATTCGTTGCGGCATGATGACTGATCTGGATATCGCGGCGGCCTTCACCTCGGAAGGTTCAGACAAGGCGACGGATCATACGTATGATGCGTTGTATGGTCTCCTCGTGCCTGCGATCCTGGAAGTGGGGAGGACCGTGGAAGCTCCCGCGATCCTGGAAATCGGCTATGGAAACGGAGGCGGTATTCGTGGATTCAGAAAGCTTTTCCCCGGCTTCCGTCTCTTTTCCATGGACTCCTTCCGAGGATTGACGGACCCGAACGAATGCACATTTATCTTCGGCAGTACCAGCTTTGCCGTAGATCTGGATCACGCGACAAGCATGTTACCGGCAGGGCAACTCGCTCTGATCGTTGACGACGGGTCGCATGAAACTCATGATCAGGTGAATGCGGCGCGTGCGTTCTGGCCCGCGCTGGCATCCGGCGGCATCTACGTCATCGAGGACTTGCAAACCACAGGGCATCTCGTGAGGATGCCATTCCTCGGGATGGTCGTCGATTTCCGCGCGGTCAAAGGCCGCTTCGACGACCTCTGTTTTGTTGCTCGCAAACCCTGAAAGGTGGTCTGATATGCGTGGTGGTGGCCCTGGTTTTAACGATGGCACAGCGGTTCCGATGGAGCCGCAACCACATCAGTATGAGCCCAATACGGTGAATTGGGGCGGCCGGCAATCGTCGGTTCCCTCGAACTTTCCTGGAGCCAAGGTCGAGACGATGCCTGAAGCGCCGGGAATCGCGGGCAGGCCGATGGCTAACCCGATCGTTGAGACCTTCAGCGCGGCGAAGAAAGGTTGACCATGCCCTCTCCGTGGGGAAACGTCGATCCAAGGCCGGAAGCAGGCCCACCATCGTCGCCCTATCGTCCCGAGCCCGAGTGGGAATCACTGGACCCGCGCGGCTATGGCACGCCTCAATACGAGGTCGCAGCCAAGCCGCCGCGTCCATTCCCAGGATTCAAACCGTTCATCGATCAATGCTCATGCCTGTTCGGCAAAGAAATGAGCCCGGAAGATCACCGCGTGCTCTCCATGGCCCGCGACTCCTGGCATGGCAAACAGATCCAGCAATTGCTGGGTCAACTACCGGAGATTGCGGCCAAGATCAATAAGCGGCTCTTGCCAGAATCTGCCGCTCTGGAGCTGATCACTCAATTGCGGCGGATCTATCTCAGTGCTGTCGTTCTTCAAGAGGCAATCGCTTTTGCGATCCTCGAAACCGTGACGAACTGCGAACTGCCTTACCCCGAGTGGTTGGAGGACAATCCCCATGGCTTACGTAAGCCCCACGATTGCGGCGTCAAGTCAGACGTTCGCTAATCTGCGAGCGCGAGGATTTCACGGCTACATAGCCTCCTGCATTGCGGCCCAGAGCAACCCCACGGCGCGAAGCGTGGAACTATGCGACAATCTGGTTAATCGCATCGCCGCTGGCAAGGTCGGCGATATCGCGGAAGAGGTTGTCACGACCTGGACGCAGGGCAATCCGGTCAGCCAGGCGAACGAAGATACGAATCTGCAAGACCTCTGTTTCGCGTTCAAGCTGATCGCAACCGCCATCGATGAAATCGGCGTTCTCGTAGACGCCAATACCGGCACGCTCGGCTATGACACGACGCCACCGATCTATGCCAAGTATCGGAGGACGTTCCCGTGATCATCTGTGACAGAGCAATTGAAGGGAAACCTATTTCAATTGAAATTGAGGTGGGTTTTGATCTGGGCGACATTGTGTATCATAGAGCCAGTGAAGACGGTATGCGCGGTATTGTCACCGGATACGTCATCTGGCCTGATGGCGTTTATTATCGAGTTACATGGGGGAATCGATCAGAATCTTCCCATTACTACTGCGAGTTGACTTCGGAAAGAACGATGTGAACCTCTCCATTATCTAATAGGATGACCAACATGCACTTTTTAATGTCCATTAATCCAGACAACCCGAAGTGTCCGCGATGCGGCAACCATCTTGAGCAGGATTCTTCTAGCACGTCTGGCCTGCCGATTTATGACTGCCATATTTGCCGCGAATCGTGGCGAGTTGGTGCTCTATCGCCAGAGGAGAAAAAAGCGCTGGATTGGTACGGTGGCGCAAGGTCGAAGGGCAATTCCACTCAATGAAACTCTCCATCCTCATGCCTGTCAAGGACCGGACCAACTTACTTCCCATCTCGCTTGGCTCGGTACTCAGAGGGCTCGAAGAACTTGAAGGCATCGAAACTCAGATCCTCATCGGTGACAACGCTTCAACCATTCCGCTCGAGCCCGCGATCCGCGCGATCTCTGACTTACCCAGGATCGTCCGGCACGATTTCGACCGAGGTATCTGGGGCAATACCAACGCGCTCATCGATCATTCGGACGGTGAATGGATTCACCTCATGCACGATGATGACTGGCTCTTGCCGGGATTCTACACACGCTGGCGGAAGGCGATTGAAGAGGAACCCGAGGCGGGTGTTGTATCCATCGGCGCTCGGCTCTGGCGAGAGGCCGAAGAACTGGAGCAAAGCTCACCGCCGATCTTCGATCAGTCGGGAATCTGTGACGCTCGGAAGTTGTTCGCCCACTTGCACGACAAGAACCGCTTTTGCGTCTCGGGTATGCTCATCGCGCGGTCCTCGTTCAACCGAGTCGGTATGTTCCGGGTGGACCTCCCGCACGCAGGCGATTGGGAAATGTGGCGTCGGCTTGCCCTGGCCATCCCGTGGTATTACTGCCTTGAGCAACTCGCCAGAGCGCGAGTTCATAAAGGTTCGGCGACAACGCGGTATTGCCAAGACGGTCAAGTGCCAAGGGACATTCGCAGGTCGATTGAGACCGTCATGTCAGCCGTGCCCATGGATTCCTGGATGGCGTTCTGTGCGGGTTCTCGCCAACTGGCTCAAGGGATGCTCAGAGACGCTCACGCAGCGATGTCTGAGGAGAACTGGGAACTGGCCACGATCACCGTGGAAGAAGCTCTGAAGATCATGAGGTTGTTTTGAGCGGCGTTCTGGTTGCCGTTGACGCTGCGGCATCGGGTTATACTCTGACCGGGCCAACTCATGGCGTGCTGGGCCAGGATTCCGCGAACTTCGTGGTGACTCCGAACGGGACATTTGGCTCTTCAGGTTCTCCGGCAATCGTCAGGATCGACTTCAAGGGAGCAGGGCCGGTTGATCCAGTCGTCTTGACCTGGTTCGGTTCGAGCGTGGCCCGGACATTCACAGTCAATATCGACTCGATTGGCCAGATCGAGGTAAGCAGTGTCAACAACAGCGGGTTGACCGATCCTGACCCGATCACACACGAGGTCAAGGCGTCAGGGTACACGATCAGCGGTCCGCGAGCGGTCATCCAGGGCAACACGGTAACTTATACCATCACGCCGATTATCCCTCTCACCGGCAATATCACCTTGACTCCCAACGGCGGCGGACTCTCGCCCAACGTCGCTACGTTCACGAATTCAACAACTCCTCAGTACATGGCCTTTGTTCCTTCCTCATCGGCCGCCATTACGCTCATTCCCTCGAATACCTGCGGCACCGTGGACCCTCCTCTCTGGACGCTAAATATCGGCACGCTCACGACGATCAATTCTGGATTCCTCACGACGAACGCCGGAACCTACGGCGGACCTCCGTATTATCTGGCGTCCGCGAATACCTACTACCAACTGGCAACCGACGTGAGCGTTCCGGGAACCGCCCTGATCCTCGCCGCTACGAATCAGACGCTCGATCTCAATGGGCATGCGGTCACGTTCAGCGAGACGGCGCGGGCCTTCGCCGATACGTGGGAGTCCGAGACGATCGGCAATGCTCCCAGCGGCTGGAACGTGGGATCGACCGGAGCCAAGATTGCGGCCAACACCTCCTACCTCTGGAATGGCGGCACATCGTTTGCCGTGAACTGCGTCGAAATCGACGGGCTCAGTGTGGCGATTCCTGTCTCGATCAAGTATTCCAACATCACGATTCCCACGGCAGGGAGACAATATGCGGCCTGCGTCAGTTGCGGCGTTCCGGGAGCGAATTCGGCCAGTGTGCCCGCTCCGCAGGTGACGCTGACGGTGCTCAAGCATTCCGACCAGAGCACGCTGGCGACGGGCAACACGGGCGGCGGTTACCGCTCGGATGGTTCCACGGCGACCTGGCAGGATTCCGGAGCGGCGGCAGTCGATCTGGTCATCACGGTCAACCGCAACATCAGTGGAGCGACCTCGGGTATCCAACTGGCTCGGGTTCGCGTCGTGCCCTATGCCGACTACGGCATCGTGGCCAGTAAGGACGCGGCATTAGCAGGCAAGCCGGACTGGCCTAGCGGCGTTCAGACCGGCTACACCTCGATGCTCACGCCAGCCATCATCGACACGGTGGGGACTGGCTCGATCTCCATGAGCAACAACGGCACGACGACGTTCGGCGATGGTGCCTTTTGTTGTGCGATCATGTGCCACGATGCCCGCAATGCGCTGGCGATCTCCGATCAGAATCTCACGGTCGGCGGCATGGAAGGCTGCGGCATCGACGCCAACGGGAACAACGGCAGTTTCCAGATCGGCCCGCGCGCGATCGACAATTGCTCGATCACCTACGGCAACGAACGCGACGTGAATCAGCGGGTGAGCGGTTCACCGGCCTTGATCTGCCTCAACTCGCTGGACGTGGCCGGAGCAACCTCGATCACGGGTTGTACGCTGGTCAACACCCCATTCCAGGGGATCAAGGTCTCCAAGCACAACGCGACCTATGGCGCGATGATCAGCGGCAACACGATCACGCAGAAGGTTGTGCAAACCAACGGCTATGCGATCAGCTTGCAGGCTTACAACACCTGCCAAGGCAACACGATCGGCGGCGACGGTCGCGGCATTCTTTGCGATTCGCTGACTACGGTTGTGATGCAAAACATCACCGTGGACGCCAACACGGTCTCCCTCACCGAAAGCGGCGACCGCGAAGTCGGCATCACGAGTGACGTGAAGTGCCTCCGAGCCAGGACAGACAGCGGCGGCGATTATGCGGGATTCAATCATTTCCGCGTGACCAACAACACGTTCACGTCGCAAGGGACAGCTACCAGTCAGAAGCTGGTGCAGGCAATCCTGGGCACGTTCCTGGACAATCCCGGTTACGCCAGTACCGACCTGATTTTCAGCAACAACACGGTGAAAGCCTATGTCACGACTACGAGCGTTTCATGGTCCGTGGTCTGTGAAGACCTGGGCAACTTCACCGCGACAGTTTTACCGAACGTCTACAACGATTCGATCACTTCAAACGCCACGGCATCGAGCATCGGCACGGGGCCGGGCGGTTATGACGTTCTCAATGTCACGCTCAACGGCTGTGACTTGATTAAGTCCACCGATGGCGACACGACGCGGACCTTCATCCCGCTAGGCATCGGTTATGGGACGCACTCCTACACCGGACACAAGGCGCTCGGTTGCCATGTCAACGTCGGCTCCGGCTTACGGGCGATCACGACCTCCGATGTCACGTTCTACGGTACGGGGAGCCAGGACTTGACGATCGGCTGGCGGCTCACGATCGTCGTCTATCGTGCCGGCGCTCCGGTCTCGGGAGCCACGGTGAACGTGTCCGACTCGGGCGCGAACATTCAATCGACGGGCACGACGGACAGCTATGGTTCCGTGGTTCTGCCTTGCTACACGGTGAAGAAAGCCTACGGCTCAAGCGACACAACCTACACGCCGCTTAGTGTCTCGGCAACCGATGGCACGCATAGCGGCTCAACCAGCGTCGCACCCACGGACGATACGATCCTCAGTCTGGCGATCGCATAAGGTTTCGACATGGCAGCAATCGATACTTACTGGCCGGGAATCCTGGGATCGATCGGAGGGAGCTCCATCTCGACACTGACGTTCGCCGCGAATACCACGGTGAGCGAGTGGGTCTTTGAGGCTATGGCCAGCGATACGATCACCGCTCTCGGGTTTTACTATTCGGCGAAAGGCGCGGGAACTCCGCCTCAGTACACCATTTCGCTCTGTTCGGTGGACAGCAACGGCAATCCTTCAACCGTGCTCCAGTCAGGCACATTTACACCGCCAAACAGTTCGGCCTGGAATGCGACCTGGCAGTGGGTGAACCTTTCGGTCTCGCAGGCGATCACCAAGGGCAATCTCTACGGCATCACGTTAGGCACGGCCGGCACCGCGAATTCCGACATTTTCGGCATCTCCATGTCCGTGTCGAACGGGACCGGCTTTGGCTTCAACTTTCCTTATCAGACCACGAACCTCAACAGCGTGCGGACGCGAAATCAGGGAGCGGCTCCCTACATCGGCTATCAGAGCGCCACGAAATCCTACGGCGCGCCTGGCGTCCTGATCGTCACGAACTCGATCAATACGGGCACGTCACCTGATGAGGTCGGCATGGAATTCACGCTGCCCGCCGGCATGGCATCCAGTTACGCTCTCTCGGGCGCGGTCTGTGTGCTCAATACGACCGTGACGGTATCGGGAACGATCCGGATGCAACTGGAAGACAGCTCCGGAACGGTGCTCCAGACGATCACGATTCCCAAGTATCTGATTGATTCAACCACTCGTAGACCCGTCCGTTTCCGCTTCAGCGACGCGAGCCTGGCCACGCTCACAGTCGGCACGAAGTACCGTCTCTGGTTCCAGTCCTCGGACGCGAACAACGTGGGTTATAACAAGTTCACTAGCAATTCGGCTCAAGACGCGATGGCATTAGCAGGCGTTGATGAACTCGCGTTTTGCTCGCGGCACGGCGGCGGCTCCGTCACACCCGATGCCAACTCGCGCCTGGCTTGTGACCTGCTCTTGTCGGACATCACCGCAACCGCCTCTGGAATGGTCGGTTCTCGAATCTTCTCGGGGTTCTAACATGACTGAACGAGTACCACAATCGACGGCATTACGGGTGGTCATGAGAGCCTATCTCTCGGCGGACCATATCTCGCCAGCGACCGGCAAGACGATCGCCGTACAAATCTCCAAGAACGGTGCGGCGTTCGGCAATCCCAGCGCGGGAGCGACCAACGCCACGGAGATCGGCAGCGGCTGGTACTATGTGGACCTGAGTACAACGGACACCGGCACGCTGGGCCCTCTAGTCGTGATCGGCACGGTTGCGACGGTCGATCAGATTGACGTGCCCCCATTCGATGTGGTCAAGGCGACGACGGGCGGCTTGACGGCGCTTCCCGACACGCCGGTTACCAGCAACGCCAGCTTGATCACCTCGGGGACTGGCACAGACCAACTCAGCGTATCGAGCGGCGGCCTGGCCGTGCAACCGTCCTGGGTTGCAACCACGTCCGCGATTGCGTCGGCCAGTGCCACGGCGCTTCTGGCTCAGACTCTTTCCGCTGCGCGGGCGGTGGACGCCGTAGCAGACACATCCTTGACCGTCAACGATGCCTTCCACTGTGCCATCGCGGAAGCCGCCGGCAAGGGCCAGATCACCGGCACGACTCAGTACGTCAAGACGCCTTCGACCGGCACGATCCTGCGGACGTTCACTCTGGATTCCTCTTCAGCTCCCACTTCGAGAAGCTAATGGCGTGGCCACAGATCAGTCAGATTCTGGTTGGCGGATTCGAGGGGCCTTGCCTGCTCACGGGCGGGTTCTCGGGAGGCACCGTGGCACCGACGACCGCGACACTTAGCGGGCCAACCTCTGGATATGTTGGGCAGGCGTCCGACCTGTTCACGATCACGCTGGATGCTCCCGCCGAAGTGGGCGGCGTTTCTTGCACGATCACGGATTCGGTATCAAATGGAGAGATCACCTCAACGCCAGTCGTGATCGCGGCTGGTCAGTCAAGTGGAACATTCACGATCACCGCAGGCACGGCGGGAAATCGCACGATCGCTCTGGCATCGACCTCGCCAGTCCTCGCGATCGCGGGCAGTCCGATCACCTATAACGCCACGATCATCTATGGCCTCTCGGTCAATCCGGCACGCCTCAACCCATCGTCCACCAAGACCGTCACGTTTCTCGGCTTCAACACAACGTGGAATTCGACACCGCCGACGATTTCGGCGTCAGGTGCTCCCACGGCGGATGGCTCATGGTCAATCGGCACACTGACTGTTGTCAATGACACGACGGCAACGCGATCAGTCACGACAGGAACCACGCGAGGCACTGTGACGTGGACCGATTCGACGACCAGCAAGACGGCGAACATGACTGTCGCGCCGCAGAGCAACCGAGGCGAACTCGTAGCGATCATCCAGAAGAAGCGTCTGATGAGGATGCGTTGAAATAAATGCCGCTTGCTCCCAATAGTGCGATTCTCGTACAGCCCCAGCAACTGCTAGGCAGCATGCCGCAGATGGTCCTGCCTGAAGACGAGAACGGCAGGCGAGAGAAAATATCGAATCCGCATCCAGAGTGGTATTTGCATCATCTCCGCTGGCGGTGGCTGCTCGATTCCTGGGAAGGCGGCGAAGCCTATCGCATGGCGGTTTATGGATTCGACATCAAGGGCATGCCGATCCGGAATCTGATCCGGCACAAGCGAGAATATCCCAGTGTTTTCGAGCAAACCTACTCGCCTCAGACTGGCAGGCCAGTCGGCACGGATCAGGCCAACCAAGCCACGGATGACGATTACGAACTGAGGCGGGCACGAACTCCTGTCCCCACATTCGTCGCCGAAGCGGTCGAGGCTCATCTCGCCAAGATTTACTCCCGCGAAGTGGCCCGCGATGGTCCAAAGAATCTGACCGAATGGTGGCAAGATGTGGACGGGCGCTCAAGCACCGTCGATCAGTGGATGGCCAATACGATCGCGCCTCTCCTGCTGGTGCTCGGCTGCCTAGACATCTTCATCGACTATCCCGCGAAACCGTTCGGGGCAGAGATCAGAACCCGAGCCGATCAGATCCGCCTGGGTCTCGACAAGCTCATCGGTTCCTACGTTCTACCCGAGAATGTGGTCTGGTGGAATCTCGACACGCAAGGCCGCTATTCCCGCGTGGTGATTCGCGAAGTCCAAGGCGATCAGAATGTCGTCTGGCGTTATTGGGACACCAAGGTGTGGGCGATCTATGACAAGATGGGCGAGATGCAAGGCGAGCCGGTTGAGCATGATTTCGGCATGGTGCCTATGGTCCGCTTGTTCGATCGCCGCCGCCCGCGTATGACGAACATCGGCTTGCCTCGATATGAAGCCATCGCCGAAATGCAGCGGGAGTTTTACAACCGCGACAGTGAGTTGATCCTGTCCGACACGACGCAGGCTCATCCTCTCTTGCAGGGGCCGGAAGATTACGTTGTAGCCGATGGTGCGATTGCGATCGGCCCTAACTGGCTCTTGCCCAAGAAGAAGAACATGAGTGGGGCCAGTGCGTCCTATGAAGGTTTCGATTGGGTCGATCCACCGAAAGGGGGGGCCGATTCGATCCGCACGAACAAGCAAGACTTGCGGGATGCGGTAGACCGCTCAGCCTGTCTGACGAAACCGGCTGGCGTGAAAACGATGGGTTCAGGTACGGTGAGCCAGTCAGGTATCAGCAAGCAACTCGACCAAAGCACGGGCAACGACCTGCTCTCCAAGATCAGCGCGATGCTCCAGAAGAACGAGGAACAGATCGCCAGGCTGTTCCTGGCGGCAAGCGCTCAAGGGAAACCCAAGCCCATGGACGTCGAAGCAATCAAGATCCATTATCCGACCTCGTTCGATCTGATGTCTGCCGATGAACTCGCCGACATCATCAACAAATATCAATTGTTGATCTCGCGTGCCGGCAACTCGCCGCTTGTGGAAAAAGCGCTCATCGGCCGTCTGGTCAAGGAAGCCCTGCGGGGACTAGCTGACGATGAATACGAGGAAATGAACAAGGAGATTGATGCGATCGTTCTGGGTCAAGGTCCGACCAAAGAGCCGACCTATCCTGACGAACGATTCGACCCGTCCGCCACGCCGGGATCACCGAACATGAGGGCGATGCAACAAGCGTTGTTGCTGGATCAAGTGTCTCGCAATCCCGATGAAATGGTCGGGTGAAAGGATTGAGATATGTCCGCCGTGTGTCCCAATGAGGGCGAACTGCAACTCATCAATGACCTACTCAATGGGGGAACACACAACTGGACGCTCCAGTTGTTCAAGACCAACGTAACACCAGCCGAGACCGACACGAATTCGACGTACACGGCGGCGGACTTCACCAACTATACGACCAAGACGCTCACTCGCACCGTGAACAACGGCGTGACATGGAACACGCCGGCCAGTGGTTCGCCGACGGGCTCATGGTCTGCCGAAGCATCGGTCGCGGAATCGACTTATCAGCAACTCTCGTGGACCTGCGGAGCATCCGGTAACACGATCTACGGCTATTGGATCGTCGATGCGACGACGACCAAGGTCATTCTCGCGGAAGCATTCGGCACGGCTCGCACGCTGGCCAACGGCGACACGCTCAACCTCACTCCCAGAATAGGAGTCGCGTAAGATGAATAAAGGCTTATGGATCAAGTTTGCGGCTCCAGCCGATCAATATGCTGGCGCTCATCGCAGCGCCGATGGCAAGATCGTCGGCGTCCTGACTGGAGCGGGCATCGATTCTCAGACGGGCAAGCCGACGCCAGCAAGAATCAACGTGGTTGAGCCCAAGCTAGGCGAAAACCTCGTTGTCGTCGTCAATAACGAAGCCGTCAATTGCGTAGTCGATCCAGACTCGGTTCCCTGGGAACGAATCACTGATCTGATCGATTGCCCGAAACACCGGGTCGCTCATCTGCTAGAGGCCAAATCATGATCGACCAAGCGCGACTTAAAGACGTTGCCAGTTTCTTGGACTATGCTGCGTCGGACTTGGCACCACGGCTCTATGCTTTCAGGACGGCGCTCACCCATGCCGGATTCAGCGCCGATAACGCCATGACGCTCGTTACTGTGACACTTCAAACTCTCGCGGCGGTCCCCAATCCCGTGGAGGCAAAATGACGCTTAACGCGATGCTCGCTCTGGCCAAGGACACAACGTTTCTCGGCCAAGTCCAGATGGCTGCCGTGAACTATGCACATGCCGTGCTCAACGAGGCAATCAATCCGGCCCAGCAGATCGACGCCAAGCGGCGGGCCTTCGCCGTGGCCGTGATGCAAGACGGCGGCGTGAGCATGTCGCCTCGGATCGCCTATGGCCTGGCGACGTATCCAGGCTTCTCCGCAGTGCTCAACGATCAGGCCGATGCGAATGACCCGGCGATTCTCAGCGTGATCCAGGTTGCGTGGAACGATCTCAGTCTGATCACAGCGGAGGACGCGCCCCACTAATGCCGCGAAAATGTGTAGTCATCGGCTTGCCGACATTCGGCATCAATTCTTTTTACTGGACGATTTCCTATGGCGGACTCCAAGGTCCGATGAACGCGATCACGCCTCGCATCATCAAGTGGGGTCTAGAAATCGGCATCGCTCGCAATTCGATCGTCGCGGATACGCTCAGCCAGTATCCCGACGCCTCGCATATCTTCTTTTGGGATGATGACGTGGTGGCTCATCCTTGCTGCCTCTTGCAACTGCTCAAATCGGGCAAGCCGATCACCGCTGGCGTGTACTATCTCAAGAATCCCGTGAGCCAAGCCCTGATCTTCGATCGTCCGGGATGCGGCACGATTCCCTATGTACCGGGTAGCGGGCTCAAGAAAGTCTATGGCGCGGCGGGCGGTCTCACGCTCATTGAGACTCAGGTCTTTCGCGACATGCAGGAGCGGCTTGATCTGGGCATTGACGCTCGGGGCAATCCGCAGTGGTTTCGCACGCTAGGCGATGAACCGGGCGATCCCGTCGTAAATGAAGACTCTTATTTTTATACGAAGGCGAATGAGGCCGGCATCGAGGTGTGGGTGGACATGAGCCCTTATGCATTCGGCTGGCATCTCGACATCAAGGAACAGATCGGTTATCCGGTCGAGCAGTGGCGCGAGTTCATGAGCAAAGGCACGGCGACGTGGGAACTCAGCGACCTTCAAGCAAAAGAGTTGATCGGCGACAGGGAGCCTGCCAATGTCGTATAGCGTCACACTCGGCTATGGAACGCGGACGGCATACCCTAACACGACGTGCATTAACTCGGTAGCGTCGAACGCAGCTTGCACGATCGGCGGGGTGGACAGCACGGCGACGTCGCCAGCGAATCCCGTCGGCTTCAAGGTTGATATCGTGGTCAAGTTAGCCAGCACGGGCGTTACGTCTACCGGAGTGCTCACAGTCTATCTGATCGAATCGGCAGACGGCGGGACGACCTGGAGCGATGGCCTAGCGACCTCATCAACTTCCATCGCTTCGACGGCGATCAAGGGAGCAACTCCGATTCTCGTGACGCCAGCGAACGCCAATAGTCAAACGGTGCAGGTCGTCTTCGACATGCCGTCTACATTCACTCCCAAGAATCACACGCTGCTGCTGCTCAACGGTTCTGGTGCGGCGCTTTCCGGGACAGGACATTCCGTCAGTTACACGCCGATCACTTACACGATTGGGTAAATGCGTCCGCAACGCGCCTGGATTACGAAGCCGCCGCTCGGGATTCAACTCAACTGGGCTCACCCACTCAGTTCGGGCATCGCGGGATGTTGGGCGCTCAATGAAGGGGCAGGAGGAACGCTTTACAACCTGGGAACCAGCAACGGCAATAACAACGGAACGGCAACCGCCAGCCGTCCCACATGGGTCAATAGTGGCAGGTATGGTAAAGCACTGAGTTTCGCAGGAGGCAGTTCACAAGGATTCGATTGCGGGCCATCCGGAAATATGGGTTTGCTTGGCGCGAAGAAAGCGACGCTTTTCGCGGTCGGTAACCGTGCGTCCGGGGCAAAATGGGTTGCCGGGAAGGCCGGGGACAATGATACAAACGGAAATCGATTCAATATCTTAGCGTATTCAGACAACAATATGTATTTCCAGGCGGAAAATACGAACGTTCCATGTTATCCCTACGCAGCGGCACCAACGGGCAACTTTACTGCCTGCCTTGTATTCGATGGGTCGTTGACCACATGGGCGCAAATTGCGGCATATACCAATGGTCGCTATCTCGCTCTCGATACGAACCCAGGCGATTCCGGCGGTCCTCCTAGTGGGGCGCTTTCCACTACGGCTGGCAATTTTCAAATAGGAGAATGCACGAGTTCGCCTCAATATACGACGGGGCGCATTGATTTGGTTATCTTGTGGGTTGGGCGAGCACTCACGGCTCAAGACGTGGCCAATCTCCATGTCAATCCCTGGCAGATTTTCACGCCACAGTCGATGTTGTGGTGGCCATATTACACGGCCGGCGGCAACACTTACAACGAATCGGGTTCAGCCGGCATCTCAGTCGGTGGTTTTGCCGATTGGCCGGCAATCTTCGGACCTACGCCAGCCGCTGGCATCAATCTGGGAACCGTGGCCGCTAATCCCGCGACATTCGCGCCGGCTCCGTCGGGTGGCATCGTGATGGGATCATCGGCCAGCTATGGATTGAGTCTGACCAATTCAGGGGCGGCTGGCATCGTGCTCGGCACGGTTGCGAATAATCTGGCGACGTTTGTTCCAACACCTGCGGGCGGCGTGGTGCTCGGAACCGTTGCGGCGGCTCCCGCCAGCTTCACGCCTGGCCCGAGCGGCGGTTTGATTGTGGGCGGACACGACGCGGACCTTGTTACCTTCGTACCCGATCACGGTGGGGGGATTGTGCTCGGGGGTCTGGACACGATCACGGTTGTCTATGCTCCCGCAAATTCGGGCGGTATTGTGCTCGGAGGTCATGACACTGATCTGGTGACATTCGCTTTGGCGACTCAAGGCGGCGTTGTCATCGGTGGCCAAGAATCCGACACGGCGACCTTTGCTCCAGTTCCAGCGGGCGGCATCGTGATCGGCGGATTAGGCTCAACCGGCAACATCTGGACGGAATCAGGATCGGCCGGCATTGCGATCGGATCGCCTGCGACAGTGGCCTATGTGACGAGTCTCGCCGTATCAGGCGGCATCATGGTTGCTGGAGCAGATACAGAGCAAGCGACATTCACGACCGCTCCAGCGGGTGGC